ATCATCCGGTACGACTCGAAAAGGTCATCTGGTGAGACGAAACCTGCATCAAGCTCTGTCAGATATTGCCCCGCGTTGTAATCCCCCGAGATCTGCAGGTAGTTCAGAGTGCAAGGCATGTGGCCGATGTTCGTGAGCGTCGATGAGAAGTTCCAGACCTGGCCGTTCTCGTGATATGCCAGGCCCTGGTCAGCTCCCCAGAGCCACGGCTCCCTGCAGGTGATCTCAGCCTTCACTTCCCACAGGTTCCCCCAGTCTCCTGTAGCCGGATTGTTAGCTCCTTTGGGATTGGCCACATAAGCATGCGCCTGGTCGACGAAGGCGAATCGATCATTCCTGAATGGATAGAACCGGCAGTCCTGGGGAACATTGTTCACGGTCTTCATGAAGGTCTCCAGGTCCGTCTCCTGGCCGGGCTTGAAGAATGCATCCAAATTATAGACGCGAGGCCGCCAGCTCTTTCGTGAGAAGGCCCCATACAGGCTCTCGCTGGACTCTTCCTGCTGAAGCCGCTGGCCAGGGTCCTGCAGCTTCACCCCATTATCGTATATGTGGTCTCCACAGTCCAGACCGTAGATCTCGCAATATCTGTCATTAACCATGTTACCCCCACAGATCGCATCGATTCCAGAAGTTCATCGTGACACTAGCGGTCACCGGCTGGCTATTGATACAGGTCGCTCCCGGTATCCCGCCCATGTAGAGCACCTGGACCCATATCTTGTTGGACGCGCCAGGCGTGACCAAGTTGGTTATGTCTATGTCCGAGATCGGATCGCCCCAAGCATAATTATATATTATCGAGTTCCGGTTGAATGCCGGGGAAGCCGCCCCGACGCCCAGGAACACTATGAACCTCTCAGGATCGAGTATGGGCAGGTCACTTCCATTCAGGGGCAGCGACAGGCTGACGTCCAGTGTGACCAATGGATGATACCAGCTTGTGAAGTTCGGACAGGCCAAGTCCACAGTACCGAATGCACAGTTAGTAAGATTCTGGGTCCGCATGTTGAAGTTGCATGACCCGGTCTTCGGACCGACACCGTACTTCTTCTTGAGGTAATTCGTGTAGGTCGTCCCCAGGACCCCAGCATTCACCCATGCCTCGGTTATGAGGGGCATGCTGTTGTTCAGCTCCAGCTTAGTTATGCCCTTATCATCGGTCTGGATCGAATTTATGGGCAGGATCTCGGCCACTTCATAGTCAGGAGATACCTTGATGTAGTCACCTGGTCTGGCTATGATCTTTCGGCCGGTCTGGATGAGGTACTGATAATCGACCTGCCGATTCAAGAACTCCGCCTGAGTGGTATCCACCAGGATGCCCTCAGAGTCCTTGAACCCGTCAGTGACTTCAGCGATGTCCTCGTACCAGAAGCCCTTGTAGCTGGGATTCGGGGCATACGAATAGACCTCTTCTGCCGGCCCGTATCCCCTCATGGAGTGCACTAAGGGTTTAGAGGGAGTCGACTTCTCGAAGACCGTGCATTCGCTTTCCGCTATCTGGTAGAATCCTGCATCCTTCCCCCGGCCTTGATCAGAATAATCTCCATCGATGTAGGTGTATCCATCGGCCTCGTCCCTGATCCGGACATAGAGCCCGAAGTTGCGAAAAATCGAGAACAGAACTTCCGCAGCGCTCTTCTTGTGGTCGAACCGGAGGAAGCCTACCAGCTCGTAATCAGAATAATCGACGTTCCCGATCCTCACTTTGGTGTCAAACATGTTGTCAGCGAGGATGCGCCCGCTATCATACCAATAATCGTTTGCGCCAACGTTTCCTGCTCCCGTATTCGTGGTATGCCTGATGTAGAGGTCGGTGGGATCTATGTAAAATGCGATGTCCGTGGTCTGCAAGCCGGCCCAATCCACGTGTGTTAGAGGCTGGACTCCCTTATCATCTATGTAATAGAGGACAGGATTAGCGCCCAGTCGGGAATTGCTGGATCCCCATCCAGCGTACTTCACGATCTTTTTAGCTTCGTCAACTATCGTGTAGGGCATGCCCCAGGGCATCAGGCTATTAGCGGCATGCAGGATGCCCGGACAATTATCCCGGTTTGCGGTCGAAGTGATGGGATAGCCTGCCGTATAGTGATCCTTAATCACGTTGCCGAGCGTGTAAAAGATCCAAGATGAGTCAGCGAATACGACCAAGGCGTAGTTCCACTTGTGCAGGAACCTATGATAGAGAAGGTTCTCAACGCCTTTACAGTAGTAGGTCTTGGCATTCTTGGTGAACTTGTACCTCTCTACGTAGCCCCTAAAAGAGATATCAGACCCGTCCCGCATCTCGATCTGGGCGAACTGCTGAATAGGCGGGTTATCACCCTTCTTCTTAGGAACAGTGAGGGTCAGCTCCCTGGAGTTCAGGCTGACATCCTGGTAGCGCTTCAGCGTCCAGTTCTGGACATCGGCATAGAACTCTGATTGGCCTGGGTTGGTAACGAAAAACTCTGGCATCCTATCTTACCTCCACTGCATGTTCGTGAGCACCTGCTGGATCTCTTCAGTGTGCCTGGCGAACCTGGACTCCAGATCCTGGACTCCATAGACGTCACCCTGGATAGTGAGCGGTGAATTGATTACTATGCCCTGGCCCGCTCCTCCTCCTCCGAACCTCTCTATGGCCTGGTCTATGCCTCCGATCCATTCCCCGCCTGGCCTGTCACCGACTACTGCCAGCGTGGGCTCGGGCACAAAAACGTCACCTTCGGCATACGACGGCAGATAATAGGGACTGTAGTAGGAAAATGGGTTACTATCCCACCAATCAGATCCCCCGCCATAGCTGCCTCCGCCGCCGCCCCCACCAGATGTATAGAGCTCCTGGATGTAAATCGTCTTTGTGACCGAGGCGCTCGCGGCTTCGTTGATGGCCTCTATGGTGCTCATGGCCTGGGAATCATCGATCGAGATTGGAATCTGTTGCTCTTCACCGAGCTGCGATATTAGGCCCGATAACTGGCTTTCTGCTGCCGATGTATCCAGGCTCGGGCTCAAATCGAAACCAGTATAATCCTTCCCCAAGACGGCCCCACCAACGGAAGCCATGGCTTCCTGAGTAGCCGCTATGCTCTGGATCTGGCCGAGCTTCCATTCGAGATATTCGTCCCCGCCAGCACCGATGTACGACCCCTGAAAGAGCGTTTCGGCGTTCTGCTCTTGCCATTGGCCGAAATCCGACATAGCCTCTGAGCAATCTTCTGTAGCACTCTTGAGCTGGTTGAATCCCACCGTGGTGCCGGCCATTTTATTGCTGATATTATCTAGTGTTACCCCGGCGTTGAGGCCAAATTCTTCCCAATATGCCCCGCCCTCATGGAGAGCAGTTCCCAAATCCCAAGTATATTCCTTGTCTCGGTTGCTCAGATCATCATAATTATCGACAAGTGCCGTATATTTATCATAATAATATGAATATAAATCGCTTCCTGGGATCGGCGCAAGCCCCTTTTGTAAGTACTGCTGAAGTTGGCCAACTTCTTCTTGATAGCTGGCGGCAAAAAACCGCTTTGCGTTGGATATGCCCATCTTGGATAGATCTTCGCCCTTCACGTAGGCGTTGATCACCTTCGACATGAGGAGACTGTCGTCTCCATCGATTGTGACTATCAGCGGATTCTGCTCGGCGAATAGCTGAAGATCCCCGATAAGGCTTTGAACTTCGGCCTGGGCTTGTGCGTCGTCTGGATCGGCTTCTAACCGGATCCTGGCCGCTTCCAGTGACTCCAACTTGTCATTCAGAGCATTGACATAAGCTAGAGCATTCTCTCCTCCCTGTTGAGCAAATTCGTTTGGATCAAAAAGGCGCAAATTTTTCAATCGTGATGCCGCGGACTTCAACGCTTCGGGATCAAACCAGTTGTCTTGAATCGACTGGTTGATCATATTGCCAGTGCTCTCTATCTCCGACTCGATAGCCCCGGCTATGTTTGTGAATGTTCCGCGGACCTGGATGCCCTGGTCTAGCTGCAATTTTGCCAGGTCGCCGCCTCTCCCCTGCAACGTCAAACTTGTGGCTTCAGAGAGCGGGTATTCGGCCTGGCTGAAAAGGTCCTGGAGAGCTTCCTCTTGGGAATCGTATCCACTGCCTTCGGCCATCTTCTGGCCATTCAGGTAGAGGGTATTTTGTGTGCCGAACTTGTCCGCCCGGTAATCTAGTCGGACCTGAACCCCCTCTTCAACTGCATACTTGCTGCCAGCGCCGCGCCCCCATATGCCTTGATAGCCCTTGTTGCTACCCTCCTGTGCATTGAGAATGGCATATGCTTCACTCTCACTTTTACCGCCATAAGCCATCCAGCCAGCAAGGTCTTTGGAGACTCCCGAGGAAGTCAGATTTTTGAAAGCCGTGTCCATCTCGGCTATCTGCTGAGCGAATCCCCGGCTGGCTCCGGACGCTACCGCCCGCTCGACTGATGAGGCTATACCGTCTTCGGCGTTTGCCGCGCCTTCTTCCATGCCTTCTTTGGTCGCTATGCCAAGCTTCTCTTTTGCTCTCTCGGAAACGCGATCCAAGAAGCCTGCCACGTCGCCAAACAGGCTTGAAGCGCCTTCGGCCACCCCGCCTAGCCCGAGCTTGTTGAGCCCCTGGCTGGCGAGCGATCCAAGAGCGCTTACGGCTCCAGATACTGCCGTGGGGATGGCGTTCGCTAGGCCATCGACGATATCTCCAAAAATATCTCCCCAGAAGGCACCGACTTCAGAGAGCTTGTTCTTGATACCTTCCAGAGCGTTCTCTAGAGTCTGGAATTGGGAAGAGCTCGTTAAGGTCTTTAGAATCTCTTCTTTGAAGGCTTCGACATAAGCCCGGCCAGTCCGGAAGGCATCGTTGAGCCTGCCAGTACCCGCGACCAGGACGCTCAGGTTCATACCGCCCATCGTGCCTATCATGCTGGTGGTCTGGCTGATTCCGGCGATGAGCGGCCCCAGGCCTGCCGTCATGGGTTCCCACAGGTTCTCACCGATCTGCCGGACGGCATTGAGCGACCCGGCCACGGAGGTTATCATGGGCGTGAGGCCTGCATTGATGGGCCCGCCTATGTCCTTCAGGATGGCGTTGAACGAATTTTTGAGGACCTGGAGCGAGGCCTTCATGTTGTCCGCGCCGGCCGCGAACGAATCGCCTATCGACTCTCCTTTCTTCCCGGCCTCGACCGTATCCTCGATTGACTGCCGCCATTCGTCGGTATGCCCGACCATTTTTATCAGGGCATCGTTACCATACGATCCGCCCAGGGTCTTTGCGACGGACTGGAGCTTATCGGCTGGCAGCCCCTCCAGAGCTGACCCGATCCTCAGGATGGTGTCGGATGGATCGGTGGTCATAGCCTGCATGAACTCTTCGGTCGATACTCCCAGAAGAGATGCAGCTTCGGCCTGAGACTTTTCGTTAGTGGTGAGCTGGTTTAGCAGGGCGTCAAATGAGCCTGCAGCCCGCTCAGCTGATGGGAACACGGAGCTGAGCATCCCGCCCCAGCCAGCCACTTCATATGCACCGGCCCCCAGGGAGGACATTGAGCCCGCAACTCTGGTCGAGAAGTCAAGGACGTCCTTCTCGGTGGCATTGAAATTGTTCCCGACATAGTCCACAGCAGACCCGAACTGCCGGGCGAACTCCGATGAGGTCTGCACGCCTTCCGGCAGGCTCTTGAGCTGGCCTTTGATCTTGCCGATGGCGGTAGCTGCTTCCTCGGCAGGCATATCGAAGGCCGAGCCCATCTGGAGGGCAACCTCAGTGAACCCGGCGATCGAGGCTTTCTCGATACCAAGAGAACCAGCTGCAGCAGCAACCTTCTGAATCTCGGCAACTGTCGTAGGCATCCTGGAATACAGGTTTGTGAGGTCTGCATCCAGCTCTCTGAAAGCCTCCGATCCCTTCT